CTAGTTGGCGTACCAAGGACAGGAGTTACAAGCGTTGGTGAGGTCGCAAGTGCTACAACAGTGCCTGACCCAGTAGTGCTGTAGCTAGTTCCCCAGGCTGATCCTGTGCTATTTGGAATACCAGCACCGGGATAGACCATTGAGGCTAGATTGCCTGCAACAGAAACAGTCCAAGACGCATACGTTCCTGATCCGCCAGTGTTATCTACATTGACTACAAGCGTTGTTCCAGAGAATGATGTAATGACACCTTCCATGTAATTTGCTGGCGTAACGCTGTAAGCCAAGCGAACTCTAGTGCCAACTGTAAATGCAGTCGCTGTTGATGCAAGATTGGTCGTAAATGTCTTAGATCCAGTGCCAATCGTGGTTGACGTAGAGCTAGTAAGACCGTAATAGCCAACGCCAATCTGTGCTTGCTGGCATGCAGTAAGAATTACACCAGGTGTTTCTGGTGTTGTTGGCGTAGTTCCGGCAGGAATGGTTTCGATGTAAACCTGTGTGCTTTCCGGTTGCCACATCAACTGAAAATAATCGCCAGCAGTTACGCTAATAACATAGTTAATAGCCGCAATAAGCTGACCGTTAATGCCACCATGAGAGCCAACTACAGCGTATTGACTGTTTGAATCAGCCACATCGCCAGTAGATCCTGTGTCATTTTTTCTCAGCCATACATTAGCGTTATGGATGGATGAGTCAGTGTTGGTGAACTGAATCGAATACTGAATGTTGTATACGCCAGTGTTTGCAAACGTTATGAGCGTAGGATTGCCGGACGGATCGTTGACAATGCTTACACCATTGGCTTCAGCCGTGTGGTTTAGCTTGATCGCATACGCAGTGGTCGTATTAGCCGCTACCTGAGTTGCGTTTGTATCGTAGAAAGATCCGTAATAGCCTGGCGAACCGACAATTGACGTAGTGGCGTTAGCATTAAGCACACCAGAGGAGAACGTCATGTTGGAGCCAATCAAGACGTTACTGAAGCCGCCAGCACCGTTGCCGTAGAGAACTGAGCTGCCAGACGTTGCTGGCGCGTAGTCTGTGCCTGATACAGCCGCAGAAACAGCCGTGCCGTTACCCTTGAGAAGCCCAGTAACGGATGTTGATAGCGTAATAGCTGGTGTAGTTGTGCTAGTTGCTACCGTGCCAGCAAAGCCATTAGCTGAGACAACTGAAACATCCGTGACCGTACCACCGCCGCCAGAAGTGGCCGCTAGTGTGCCAGCAGTGTAGGTAAGACCTGATCCAACAGTTACGTTAGAGAATCCACCAGAGCCATTGTTAGCAAGTAATTGAGCATTAGTTCCAGTAGGCGCTACTGCATAGTCAGTGCCAGCAGTTGCTGCGCTGATTGCAGTGCCATTGCCTTTGAGTAGGCCAGTGACAGTCGTAGAAAGCGTGATTGCTGGAGTTGAACCAGGATTAGCAACCGTGCCCGCAAGACCATTTGCCGTAACAACAGAGACAGTCGTTACTGATCCACCACCAGCGGTACTAGCAAGAGTTCCAGCACTAAATGTAAGACCAGACCCAACAGTAACATTAGAAAAGCCGCCAGAACCGTTCCCGTACAGAATACTATTGCCACTAGTAGCTGGCGCATAATCAGTACCAGATATTGCACTTGTTAGCCCTCCAGATCCGTTAGCCTTCTTAATTGCAGTGCCAGTGGTCGGACCAAGATAGTCAGTGCCTGCAATAGCGTTTGTAAAAAGCCCTGCAACAGCTTTTTGCAAGCCAGACGCACCAACGAGTGTTAATGATGCAAATTGCGCCGTATTTGGCGTTGTAGCGCCAATAGGACCGGGACTAGGAAGAACTGCTTGAACAATCTGATTAGGCGTAGCCTTAGTGGTTACACCAGAAGAAACCAATGGAGCGACATCAGCCGCCGGATTAACAGTTGTTACAACTGGAAGCTGAGAAATCTTTACGTTTGACATCGCTAACCTACTGGTAAGGAATGGGCGTAATGCCCAAAATTAACTATCAGATTTTGCCGGTCTGCCCCGTTTTGGTTTATCTGAAACTTCAGAAGATTCTACTATATTTAGGTATTTTTCGTACCATTCTGCACTGGTTATGTAACCAAGTGCGCGTAATTCTTTAAGATGCTCTGCATCTTTGGCTATATTGCAGTCATCATAGTTTTCTAGATGCACTGCGCATGGAAAATCAATCATTTTTTACTCCACATAAAGAAAAAGGGGCCGAAGCCCCTTGATCTCAACCTTTTTTACGGGTTTGTACCGGCAACAATACCTACGTTGTTGAACGCAGTGATACCGAAGTCCGTCTGGACAGGGTAAGAGCGAGCAACAAATACAAGATATGTGTCAGCAGCGGTAGTTACGTCACCAGAAGTAACGTTGACGTACTCGATGCTAAGAGTGTTAGCAGCAGATACGTATGCGCCACCAATGCTAACACCAGCGCCAACAGCCTTAGTTGCAGATGCAGAGACAAAATCTCCTACTGCAAGGCCATTAACGGTGTAGTCAACCTTAGTAACGGTTGCTTTTGTCGCAGTCTGCGCGGTAACAGGAACGGAAAGAACCGCCTGGCCGCGCTGAATGCTGGGATTGACAATATTTGGTCCTGGATTTGACATAGTAACCTCCTATTAACCAGTAACGCGGGTAGCGAGTTCGGGATAGACGGTTGACCAGCCGTACAGTACGTCAAGTCGGCAAGGCAGCTGATCGCTGTTAATGTCGTACTGACGAACAAGACGGATAGAAACGCCATCAGCCGATGCGCGGCCAGCCATGTCTACACCCTGCGGCAGAATGAGGTCAGCCGTGCCAAATGCAAATGCATCCTTATGGAACGCAAGTGAGTTGGAGTAGCTTGCACCATTCGAACCAGAGATGATCGTAGCGTTAGCTGACGGAATCGTGCCGGTTGAGCTGGTTACGTTCTGGAACTGACCAGAGAAAATCGGTGTCGGGAAGACAGAGATAGTCTGGGAAGAACCAGTACCAGTGACAGCAGAAGTAACAACGAAGTTACGCAGCACACCAGTAGACTGACGGTTCTGTGGGTTGACCGCATATACACCAGGAATGGTGAATACAGTACCCTGAGTCAGAGTCTTAGTGCTGGTGATTGTGCCAGTCAGAGAGAATACAGTCTGTGCATTCGTCTGAACTGAGCCGCCAGCCTGTGCAGCTACTGCAAAGGTATCTGTGCCAACGATGAATGTACCAGCAGTGTAGTTGCCCACGTTCTGATCCATTGCAAAGTTGAAGCCCAGAGTGGAGTCACCAAGCGCACCTTTTTCAAAGATGCGAGAGATTGTGCCAGTCGGGTTGAACAGGTTAGTAAGACCAGAAACGATACCAACTTCAGTTGCGGGATCGACAACAAAATGCCGTTCTTCATCAACCGGAGCCGCTTCCTGATTCAGACGCGCACGAGCAGCAAGAATAGCCGCAGTAGACTGTGCCTGAGTCGGAGGGGTAACGGTATTAGTCAACTGTCCAGGCGTACCAACAAGGTTGTATACATTAAGGAACTGCTGAAGACCGTCATAGTCGATCTTGTTCGCAACAGCCGCAACAGCAGGCTTGATGAAACGATCAGAGAAGTCGCTGATGTTCATCGTGAGATCCTGCGTGGTGAACGCCATGTCTACGCCGAACTGTGTTCCCAGCGTCAGCGGTACATACGTTTCAACAGAGGATTCAACCTGAAGCGCAGGGCCGGTACGACCGACATAACGCGGGGGTTTACGCAGATTGATTGTGGTGCCGATTTTCGCACCTTCGATTGCGAACTTGTCATCATACTGACGAGAAACCGCACGAGTAAATACCAACTGGTTGGTAAGTACGCGCAGAGCTTCGTTCGTAATCATACTAATAGTAAGCAACTGATTGCTCATAGTGATTACTCCACTAAATGAAAAAACAAATGGTTAAACGCCCAAGTATTTTTTCAGATAGGAGCCTTTCCCTTGAATGATCTGAAAACGCCGCAAACACTCTAAGGGCCGTAGCAGTGTCTGGTATCCCTTTGATAGCATAGTATTAAAATCTGTCAAACATAAAAAAGCCCAGAGGATTAGTCTGGGCAATATGGGGAGTAAGAAGCGGATGAACATCCGCGTTAAATCTATATCATAGTATGGAGCTAACGAAAGGAATTGAACCCTCAACCGGCGCATTACAAGTGCGCTGCTCTACCTATTGAGCTACGTTAGCGTTTGATTCTTGATTCCTTACGCGCACGCTCTTCAGCGTTACGTGCAGCAATAAACTCCGCTGGAGACATTTCATACAGTGTTTTAGCTGGATTAGCCCCAGTAGTGCCAAGGGGTCTAATTGGCGTTGGTGCGTTGCTAGTCTTACGTGGCGCACGATTGATAATCTCAGCCAATCGCATACCGGCTTGGATCGGATTCATGTTAGCGATTTCATACGCTACATCGAGATTCTTTCCAAGCGTATAAGCAATCTCAGGGCCATTATCCAATCCCAGTAACGCTTGCCGAATCGTTGGGTTTTGTGCAAGCCTTGGATCGGACGTAATGCCTTCGATAACTGCATCATAATCCGCAAACTTGGCCCTAGTAGCCGCTTCTGTAGCCTCCAACTTAGCTTGCGCTTGCGCTTGACGTTCATACTGTGCGCGTTGTTCGTATTCCGCTGCAACAGCCCTTTTCGCCTCATCAATCGCGCTGACTCGCGTGTACTCCAACTGAGCCTGGATATAACGCGGATCATACTGGCCTCCTGCAAAGTCATTAGGATCTGGCGGTTGAATGCCTTGAGCTACTGGTTCTGGTGCGCGTTGCTGTGCAGTCAACTGCTCTAGCATCTTCTCCATGCGTTCAGCATGTCTACGCGCTTCGTGCTTGTCGCGTGTTAGTTCATCAATGCGCCGCTTATACCAAGGATCTTTTTGTTCTTTGTCTTCAGCTTGAATCGCTTCCTCTGGATTTTCATCACCAGCATGAAGTTCTTCAGCTTCTGTTGCCTCAGATACGCTTTGATCCGTGTTCGTCGTTTCGGCGCTAACTTGGCTATCAACTGCATTATTTTCTTCGCTCATTACTTACTCCTTACGTTGTTTTACATTTCGTTCTTTTGCTCTGGCTTCTGTTCACCAGTAAGCGCGGCTACGTTAGGCTGTCTTGTCATTGCACCAGGCTTTGGCATTGGCGCTGGTCCAGACTGCTTTGGCGCTGAAGGCTGTGCTGCTGGCTGCACTGGTGCGCCCATAGCCTCATGTATGCCTGGCATGACAGTGTTTTCTAGCGATTCAAACTCCATGTTTTCTTCTGGCAGTTCTTCAGCGCCCATGTTCATCATCATCATCAGGTTTTCACGCACTGCTGCTTGCAATTCCTGATCTGTCATCATCAGCTTGCCTTCAACGTCCATACGCTTAGTCTGAGAGTCAAACCACTGGCGCTCTGCTTCTTGGATCTTAAGCATCGCCTCATTGCGTGTGAACTGTAGCTCTTGGCTCATCTCCTCCATCTGATTAGCCATTTGCTCAATCATCTGCTGTGCCTGTAGAACCTGTGGATCAACCTTAGTACCATCAGCAGTCGGCTGTAGCTGTGGCGGAAGCATTGCTTGCAGACGCTTAGAGATTTCTTCAGCACCAGGCCAATCCATGTTCTTGAGCATCAAATCGCCAATCATGTTGAACAGGCTAGGATTGGCTTGTGTCAGCGCTAGCATCATGTTAGCTGCTTCATCGCGCTTAGTTGCATAGCTCGGCCCTGAGTCGCATACAACGTCATACGTGCCAACAGCGGGGTTGTAAATGCTGTCAATCGCAGTGTTGTCCGTATACGCACTAGCCTGTGGCATATTTGGATCAATGTTCACTTCCTTTGGCACACCATCTTCGCCAAGGATACGAACCACACGCGCTCTATCGTAAATCTTTGGAATCATATCCAAGATAATACGACCAGCCTGACGGATGGAGCGATTAAGATTGTCCTGGTAATGGAAGTTGCCAGC